AAAGAATTTTGTATAATTCGAACTCTTTTCCAAGCTCAGTATCTTTGTTAAAAAATTCTTTTACAATTTCTGCAGCTTTAGAATCGTTAGATCCTAATAAATCTGCGGTAATCTGACGAGTCAACAACTCAAAAAGAATACCTGTATTTTTAATTTTGGTATGCTTTACCTTTTTATTCATAATCTTGAACTCCAATCAAAATGATATGTCATATATAAATATAAAAATATGAAAAAACTACTTCTTTTTCGTGTCGTTTAGTTCTTCTTTATATTCATTTTCAATAGAATCAGCTTCATTCAATAAACTAAAGTCTTTTTTATCCATCATTCCTTTTAATTTATCAAAATGTGCTAATGCTAATTGTGGGTTATATTGATTTTTTTTGTCTTTCGCACCTAATGGGTCTCTACCTCTCGCACCACTATCTTGTCCATACTTACCACCCTCTTTAGGTCTACCTGCTCCTTTGAATCCACCAGGAGGCGAACCACCTGTGTCATCTAATTCATGTCCTGTCCTACCTGCTTGGTTATCACTTGGTGTTCCTTGTGCTTCACCACTCTTTGCAGGATCGTTACCCTCATTTTCTATTTGGGAACGTCTAAACTTTTGTTTGAAATCAAAAACTATTTGGTTATCCATCTCCTTTATGTAATCGTCTGTAAATCCAAATATATTTTTATATATCCATTCTGAAGAAACTAATCCATCTTGTAACATAGATGACGCTAATTGTGTCTTACTACTCCACAATTCAACCTTTTCGGTTTCATATATCGTAGATGGATTTGTCAAACTCAAATCAAAATTGACTAACTCTTCATCTTGGAAACCTTGTGCATACAAGTGTATGATAGCTATCTTAGTCAACTCAGATACTGTAATTCTTTGTATTCTTTCAATAGTTCTTGCGAATCTAACATCTTCAGCTGCTAGTGTTGCTTTACTACCAAGTGACTCCTCATATCCTAAGAACGCTTTTGGAACTCTAAGTGCCGCTAACATTTTATTCTTTAGATACTCAATATCTTCTGTAGCTTCATATGTCAAACCAGGTAGTGCATCTATTTGTGTACCACTATCTCCACCACGAACAGGTAAGAAGAAGTCCTCTGTCAAATTCTGCATATTATACTTCAAGTTATAGTCACCTGTATCTTGGTCGATGATAGGTGTCTTCTTCATCTTGTTTATAATCTTTTGCATATAATTATCAATTTCAGCGGGAGGTATATTACCGATATCCAACTTGAATACTCTCTTTTCAGGTGCTCTCATAATTCTGTGAATCATCATAGCGTCTTCCATAAGAGTCAACTGTTTGAAAACTTTTCTTGCTTGTTCAATCATTGACTTACCATAAGGAAGATAATTTGAATCAGAAAGTAATCTAAAATGTGCTACTTGATAATTTTCTAATTCTGCGTTTTTTGGTGCCTGAACTGAATACTTTGAACCCATATCACCACCCGATTCAAGTACGAACTTTACATAGTTAGGATTCTCAGGATCGATACCCTCAACTCTAACAGTATCGTATGGTGAAAGTGGTTGTACATTTGATATTCCATACTTCTCACTTATTTCAAGATACAAAAAGAAATCACCATACTTACACATATTACGAACCCACGGCCATAAATTGAATTCTATATTTAGAATATCATAAAAAAGATTATGGAGTATTTTTTTGATTTGTTCGTTATCAGTTTTGATTTCCAATACATCACCATATTCTGATTTCATCGTTGATTCGTCAGCGTAGATGTCTAATGCTGAAGAAACGATACCATCAGTATCCATCGATTCATAATCTTTGAACAATCCTAATCGTAATGCTTTTTTATGAACTGCGTCTGTAGTTACGTTCGCACCATAACCCGAAAACATTCTTGTGTATCTATCTATTAAATTATTTTTAGCAAATGCTTGTACTTTATCTGTATCAGCTATACGAAGTTTTCTACCACCAACGTTTCTTACGATAACGTTAGAAGAAAATAATCTTCGTAATCTACCAAATAATGATGTATCAGCCATTTTTTACCTCACTTTATAAGAGCCACTCTAAGGACTCTTGATTTTTTTGAACATCCCATGACCAAGAATCATTCTTGGCTTCCGATGGTGTGTATACGCCTTCATGAGCGTTTACATTTGTCAAAGTTTTCTTTGTAAGTTCAACACCCTCTGCTCTCAATCTCAAAGCAGTTTCTCTAACCCACAAACCTATGCCAAACGACATTACCAAATCATCATTGTATCCTGACATAGCTTCTGCTTTTTGTCCGTTGTATATAAATACAAACAACTCATCAACCAACCTTTGTGATTGAACTGTAACTGCTTTTTCCCTAAAAAATTCTTCTAACTTTGCGACAACTAATGGTCTTGTTTTCATAGACATTGAAAAGCCAGGAGTCATCTGTCTTTCCATTCTATTTATCTTATTAGTCATCTGCCTTTCGGTGTCTACATACTGTAAATCTTTACTTGCATAAAACAAGTTTGGATAACCTCTATCAATAACTGATTGTATAGCAGCCCAACCAATATTATTGTTTTCTATAATTAGTAATGCTTCGTTATATTCATTCGAAATGTTCACTAATAAGTTACCAAAATCTCTTGTCGATATCTTACCTTTATATTCTGCTACTTGTTTTACGTCTTGCACATCTATAACGTGAAATGCAGAGTAGTCAGTTCCATCTCCTCTACTAACGTCAGCACATACTATATAATCTTTTGTATAGTTTGGTGGTTCCCATACCCAAACATTACTATCAATACCTCTTTTTTCTATCGGTTCACAAACTGTTTTTTCTTTTATCTCTTCTAATATCAAACCATCTATAACATTTTGTCCTGAAGTGATAAAGTCACAATCACATTCTTGTGCTGCTAATGACGGACCAAGTAATCTATCTTGTTCATCTCTCCAATCTTGCTCTCTATCAGGATGTACAGTCCAATGAAGTTTGATAAAATTGAAATCATTCAATCCATCTTCCGCATCCATCCAAGTTCTATGAAACCAATTACCCACACCATTAGGTGTTGAGAGAGCGATACATTGTCCACCTGTCGATAACGTCTGTGAAGCTGCTGCCCATATACCATCAATCTTATCGATAAACGCTGCCTCATCAAGTATCAATAATGATAGAGCTTCTGAACGACCACTATCTTCACCACTTGAAACAGCTTTTATTTGAGAACCATTCTTGTATCTCAAACTCAATTTGTTGTCTTCAACACAAGGTTGCTTCAACCACTTAGGTAAGTTTGAGTGCATCACCCTAACTTTTGTTACCAAGTTTTTAGCCACCTCTTGTTTAGTAGCGATAACCAAGATATTTTTATCTTGGTGAAACGTCATCATCCATAAACTATAACCTGCTGTAAGAGTTGATATACCTAATTGTCTTGCTTTTAGTATAACGTTCAATCTATTTTGATTGAATTGGTCTACAGTTTTCTCTTGAAAATCGTATAAATGAAATGGTATCTTACCCTTTATCGGATGTTGTATAAAAGAATACTTTTTCAAAAAGTATACAGGATCTTGTGCACACTTTACGTATTCTTTTCTAATTACATCCTTAAAATTTTTGTTTTTATTCTCCATTATTATTCTTCTTTTTTGAGAACTTTAATCCAACGTCTTTCATAATATCATGTAATGAAGCACCTTGTTTTAAATCTGCTATCTCTAAGGCATCAAAATCTTTGAGCGTAATAAAATTATCTATACATATATCAAAAACTTCGATGGCTTCTTGTAATCTATCACTTTCGTACTCATCCTCTACGTCACTTAGATATCGTATCGCTAAGTTTTGAAACTCAACAATCATTTCATAAATGTCGTTTGCTACATGCCCATCGACTAAATATAACTTTTTTTCATCAAAAGGTTTCTTCATATAAATAAATATTAGTCAAGTTCAGATAGTTGCTCTTTTAGGAACTTCTCTGCATCATCTGCCATCTTATTTATGTGGTCTGAATTCACATTCCACTTTTCCTTTGCTACCTCAGGAGTTTGTACACCAACACTCTCCATCTTTTCCATTGTCTTGGTTTTTTCTTTCCACTCTTGAATACCATTCAACATATCTTTTATATAAGCTTTTTTGTTGTTTTTTACCTTTTCTTCCTCATATTCTGAATATTTACCTTTTATTCTCAGTTTATTTTCTATCTGTATCTGACAATCAAAACAATGATTATATAATAACCACATCTTATTGTCAAGTTTTATCTTCATAACTCTTTCACACTTAGGACAAAACATCGGCATCCGTGCATCTTTCATTATATCTGAAAGTTTATCTATCTTATCTCCACTCTCTTGTTTATCACCCTCATAACCAACCATAACCCTTTTTTCAACCGAATCACCTTTGAGAAGAGCTTTGAGTGCTTTATTTTCTCTTTCTCTTTCTTTACTATAACCCATATTTTACCTCACAAACTTTAGAGCTCCTAATATTTGATTTACAGGTGCAAATGCGCCCGTAAACTTGTACATATCACCATTATATTTGAAAACCAAACCCTCCGATGGCACAATAGAGTCTGAACCACCTATGTTTTGTATTTTTTCAAGATTTTTCTTTAATAAATTGAGAGTTTTGATATCTTTTGATGACTTGAGTGCTGATATTGCTGACTTCAAGTCTTTTTTGATGTTTTTGACTGCTTTTTGAGGGTTTACTGCCAAATATCCGTCTAAATTCTTCAATATTTCAGCACCTAACTCTAAAAATAGTAGTTCAAATGGTTTGATGTGTTCTTGTTGTAACTTTTTCAAATCAAATTTATCTGTGGCCTTAGACCATTCCAAAAATTTATCGTGTTTTATATTTTTTTTATCTAATCTAAACGATTTGTCTAAGAAAGCCCATCGTCTTGTCAAAGAATCTAAAACATTTTTTGGTATTTTGTATTTCATTTGTTTTGACGCATTGAAAATATACTCTCTCCAATACATCTCGTGATACATACCTAATGTATCATTATCCTTCAGTTTATAAATAGTCTGCAATTTTCGTAACTTGCCTAAAAAATATTTTTTCTTTTTAGCGTAGTCTTGCACCTTTGGTAAGTTCAGTATAACAGGCTTAGATATCTTGAATCTCTTTTGAATGTTCTGATTTATCTGTCTAATCATCCCCTCTAACATCCTTGCACTATCTTTTACTTGTTTTTTAGTTTGTCCTGACTCATCCACCTCTACACTACCATGAAAAAATAACTCTGATACATCATAGTCTATAACATTTGCTGTCTTTGGATAAACTATCTCTAAATTCATCCAACGTTTACCCTCACCAAATACTTTTTCTTTTTGTTTTTCTGATAATTTATTTACTGCAGACTCTAAATCTTTCATCGCACCCACAAATGCTTTCTCAACATCTCCTCTACCTGCAAACTTTGATTTCATACCTTTCACGTCAAGTGATGATTCACCAAAGTTTTTTAGATTACCCTTGTTTCTTGCAGCAACTAACTTATTATTCTTCCAACTAATCATTAGATTTTGTCCATCTAACTTTTCAGTAACCTTATCTTCTCTGTTTAGTTTTCCTTGTAAACTCATATCGATTATGTTTTTGAAATCACCAAATGTAAGATGATGATTATCAAATGGATGTGACATATGTCCTGCCGCTCCTCCCATAAGCAATAACTCCTTTTCTTGTAACTCTTGTGTCCACCAATTAGGTGAAAACAATTTTGTTTCTTTG